AATGTCCATTAACATTTCCATCTCTTCAAGCTTGCTGCTTTACGTGTTGGTTTACCGTTTTCATCTTTCATCGGTCCGGGCATTCCACTCATTCTTGCACAAAAGGACTTCTTACGAGGTCCACCTTCAGGTTGCGGGGCTTTTAAATTTAATCCCGTTTCCCTGTTATACTTCGCACGACCCTTAGCAGTAAGTCCAGCCCCCTTAGAAACCGGGAGTTTTTCGCCTCTTCCAACTGCAAGACTGGGTCCTTTCTTCTTAGTAGCCACATTAGTTACCCATATTGAATTGTTTGATAATTGACGTTTGTTACAACTACATAAACACCATTCAATGCCAAAATACCTTCACCAGAAAAAATAACTTGGAATGGTTGTACGTTTGTACCCGTATTATAACTAGTTATAAATTTACCAGTTGAGTATATACATGCTGTACTAGTTGCAATAGTCCCAGAGTTAATATCAGTAATAGTAAATGTGTTTGCGTTAGTCACAGTCACTACATAATTACCAGCAGTAGCAGAAACACTAGAAGCGGCAGCAAATGTAATACCAATTGTTTGCCCAGTTACTAAACCATGACCTGTAGATGTTACTGTTACAGTTGTTCCAGAACGACCGTATGTAGCTGTTGTTACCGGCGCTGTTGTAGTATCAAAAACGTCAATAGTACCAGCTGTTCCATTACCTTGATATACTAAGTTTTTAAGGCGTACACGCCCTGACACCATAAGACCAGAACCGCTAAGATGCGAGCCTTTTACGTCATATTGCATAGTCATAATTAATCTCCTAAAGTTTCAAAAAAGGGGACCGAAGTCCCCCGGATTAATTAATCTAAGTTACCGTATGGGTAAGTTGTTGTGTTACCGATGTTGTTATCAGGTTGTGTATAGCGTGTTGTTAAATAGTACTTACCTGTTAAGCTAGTACGTGAATTTAAGTTTGTGCCAACAATCGCAATAGTCATAACAACTTGAGAAATATTAGGTTGTCCGTTACCTTGTAAAATATCAGTACTTGAAGCTGTTTGATTAGCTAACTGTGCAGCTGTAAATGTAACAGCTTGACGACCGACAGCAGAAATAGCACCAGTAGCCCCGTAAGCAGGGGTTGTGCCAGTATTATAGTTGTTAGAAATATAAACTGTTTGTGAGCTAATTGCCGCTGTTCCGCCTGCAACTGTCGCTAAAACACCAACATCAACTAAAAAGTCATCTAAATCACAGCCAGTAGGTAAATAAAATACAGCGCCACGTAAAACAAGAATGTCTGTATCTGTAGGAATTGTTGCAGCAACTGATGGGTAAGTTGAAGAAGAAGGTGTGTAAACAACAGCGTTTGTGTTAGGGATGCCGTTTCCGTTAACAAACTGTCCGGAAGCACCACCATAATTTACTGAACCATTAGTTGTAACAGAAAAATCTAAATCACAATATTGGTTTAATTGAGTATACCCTACGTTACGTAGTGGTCCAAAACGACTGTCGCCCGATAAAATCGGACCTTCAAAGGTTGAGCGTGCCATAATAAATTGTCCTTATGCAAAAGTTCACTTATACCAATCGTTGCATCGTCTGCTGGGGCAGTCCGGTATAAGCATCACCCAGTTAATCTAAGTATACATCTTTTATAGATTTGTGCAATCTTTTTTCAATAAAAAACCCCACCTTTTGAGTGGGGTTTTATGGGTATCATTCTATTAGAATGAACCAGAACTTCCCCATGCGCCTAGTGGATCTGACCAGCCGAATGAGTAACGCTCACGAGCCTTGTAACGTACGTTGCCCGTGTCGAAATCTCCATCCATGGAAGTAGCCATAGGCATACGTTCAAAGTGCTTGAGACCGTTAGGTACATCCGTTAACAAGAACCATGCATTAACGTCTGTCAAGAAGTGGTTAACAGCGTAACCTTCAGGAACAGAACCGTTATTTACGATTGCGCTGATGTCGTTGTTGTTAGTACCAACACGGAGGTTAGTCTCTAATAAACGAGTAGCAACGAATTGTAATGCAGGTGGAATAATTAACTTACGTGGCTTAGCAGCGATTAACAATCCGCGCTCGTCTGTCCATGCAGCGATTTGAATAACAGCATTTTCCAATGAAGTTTCGTTCAAATCAACTGGTGTAGTTGGAGCGTTAGAGTTTGTACCGCCGTTAACAGTTGGGTGTGCTGTACTGAATAAAGGTACACCGTCACCGCCGTTATACTGGTTGTTAGAACCAGAAATAAAGCCGTTATTTAAAACAGAAGCCGCTTTAACTTGCTTGGTATACGCCATAGCACGAGCAAGAGCTTTAGTATAACGAGCAGACAAAGAGTCATACAAGTTATCTTCAATCGCTTCTTCAGTGATTGAGAAACCTAAAGCAATAGTTTCGTGTGAGTAGCGAGCTGTAAAAGCTTCTTGCGCATTGTCATAAGCAATTTGCGAGCCTTCAGATTTTACTGGAGCAGCGGAGAAACCAGAAAGTTTGGTTTCTTCTTCGAATGAACGCTCAGATTTCTCTGTTTCGTACAATTCTTTATGCTCTTCGCCGTAGCGTTTATACTCAAGACCAAACAAGGCATTGAGGCCGGGGAGTAGCTCTTTTAGGAGCTGTGAACGTGAAATAGCCATTTTTTAGCTCCTTAGTTAGTTGTGCCAGATGCTTGATAATACATATGAACGCCAAAGTTTAATTTAACGATACAGTCTGTAAAAGCATCACCAGGGTTAGACGGGAAATTACCGCCAAATGTTGAACTGTTGTTTACAAAATCAACGATACGGCAAGCTAAAGCGCCAGTATTAGCAGCACTAGAAGCAAGAGCAACAACTGAGTTACCAGTTACTGTACTACCTGTAGAGCTTGAAGTACCAGCAGCAAAGTTTGCTAATGCAATTGTTTTACCAATAGCAGTTTGTGGGATAGAACCCAAAGACTGAACTTGGAACAATGCGTCTGGATCGTCCATTACACGAATAAAGATATTTGTGTAGCCAGCGTTAAGTGCGCCTGCTGGTAAGTACTGTGCGTACAAAGGATATCCTAATTGTTGATTAGCTAATTGATAACGAACGCCAATACACACACCGACTAAACCAACAGAAGATGTTGTAGGAGTTGCTGTTACCACTGTTGGCTGACCAGCAGAAGCTGCGCCAATTTGAACCAAGTCACCATTATAGATAGCCGCAGTGTTATTAACAGTTAGTGGAATCTCGCGAATCACACCGCCGTTAAAACTTTGACCACCGATAAGGTTAATTGGCTTTAACCCATACGGATTAGATGTTGTTGCCATTTTAAACCTCCAAAATTAAATTATTTAGAACCATTACCAAAACCGCGTCCTCTAGTTACTTCCGATTTATTGTTAGTAAATAAAGGCATACGGGCATCATTGTTGCGCATAAAGTGATTATCTACTGAAGACATTTGGTTTTCGGCTACATTAGCGTAGTGTTCTTGTCTAGCTGCCACCATTTCTTCTGGAGCTTTACATAGAATTAATCCACCAATTTCGACGTTTCCGTCTTTGTTTCCGACAACCTGTAATTCAGGATGATCTATTGCTTTTACGGGTACCCAGCCTTCACGGAATTTTTGAGACATGTTGGTGTGATTTGATTCACCTCCAACTTGAGCCGCAAGATAACGGAATTTAAATCCCGGTTCCGGTGTAGGGTCAGGTAGCGCGCTAGGCGGGGTATATACATAACGTGTAGGATTATTTTCACGAGTTTCCTGATCTCTTTGAGTGCGATTATTAGCCATTACTGTTCTCCAATTTTAAAGCTTGCTTAGCGTATTCTTCATATGAAAGACCAAATTTATCTGCGATGCGTTTAGCAGTTGCAGTCAAATTAACCTGTTTTTTTGCCCCCGTGGAACGAGTGGCTGAAGCAACAACAGTTGCAGGCTTTCTAGTTGGTTCAGATCGGGCTGATTCGTCTTCACTCCTGAACATTTCAGGGAAAACTTGTTTCATGCGAGAGTCTACTCTCTCGAAATACTCGTCTGTGCGCGGGTCATAACCCGTAGCTACTAGTTTTTGGTGCAGCCCTAGTGCAAAAGCCGTAATATCTTCATAACCCGGAGACCCAAACCACTGGTTTTTTGCTTGCCAGCGCAAGGTTTTTTCGTCAAGTCTCGGT